TTATTTGCTTCCCTTTTTCTTCTTCGCTTCGTCAGAAGCACGGCCGGCCTGATAAGAGGTGCGGCCGAGGATACGGGTTTGCGTCGGCGAAAGCGCACCGGCGGCTTGGCCGACCTTGTACGCTGCTTCACCCATCAGGCGAGGTGAGGCGGCGGGGAGCGCCGCGAGTGCCCACGGGTTAGCCGCGTAGTATGCTGCCGCTGCCGCGCTTCCCGGCCCGAGGATGCGAGCCAAGCCAGTCGGCATAGCGCTGCTCATCGACGCACCCGCGATCTGTCCCGGCAGGTTGGGACGCTTTGCCGCCAAGTCGTTCACGAGCTCGCCGCGCCGGCCGAAGTTGGTGTTGACGTTGTTGCGCTGCGACGACAGGAGCTTGCGAAGCGTCGTGTTGTCGTTGGCGTTGTGGACTGACAGTTCCTTCTCGATCTGTGTCAGGTCACGCGAGCGGTTGGTGTAGCCGAGGAGGCCCGTGCGGTAGTCAGGGTGACGGGTGGACACCGTATCGATCAGCGAGCCGCTGATGCGGTTGGCGATGCCCTTGGAGAACGAACCGCCGGCAGATTGGCCGATGGCGTCAATACGGCGCTTCAGGCTGTCGAGCCCGCGTGGTGTCAGGTCGCCGAGTTGGTTCGCTTCGTTGACGACGCTGTTGATCTGGTCGAGCGTGCTGGCGGCTTCCGCGTCGTTCGCGATCTTGCCAGTTGGGTAGACCTTCGCCCTTTCGTTGGCGATCTGGCGCGTGACATCTGTCAGGGCCAAAGGCTGAGTGTCGCTGAAAACGTGGTTCATATCCTGCACGTACTGAGCGCCACGATCGTCACGGATTTCGCCGAAGGCTGCACGGGCGTCGTCAACGATGTCCTGTGAGTTGCCGGCGCCGCGAAGCTGCTCCAGCGCCGCACGGTTGCCCTCGCTGCCTGCGCGGGTCAGTTCGCGGATAGGAGCGTCACCCACGCCCGTTGTCACGCCGAGGACGTGCGCCGCGCCGCGCCCTGCGGCCCTAGCGACAGGAGCCGCGACAGCCGTGCCAACACGTGCTGCCGCGCTGACAGGATCAACGATCTCGCCTGCCTTGGCGACCAAGCTGGCTGCTTTGCCCGCGACGCCGGGAGCCCGTACCGCTGCACCGCCGCCAAGAGACATGACCGTGCCCAGGTCTGACAGAACACCAACAGGGTCTTGAGCGACGGCGCGCTTAAAGCCTTCCTCGCTGCCATACCTGTCAGTGAAGAACTTGCCCACGGAGTCAGCGGCAGTCTGATCCATATCGCCGATACCGGCCTTGGCGGCTACGCCACCCGCCACCTGACCGAGAGCTTTAGCCGTGTCGATCGGGTGAAGGAAAGGTTGCGCCAAATCCGAGCCCGCCTGCTTGGCACTCGGGATGAGGTTGTTGAGCGCCTGTCCCGGCACGTCGCCCCAATCGAGGTTGTCAGCGGCCGGCTTTGCTGTCTGCGTGCCAGCGGCCGGCAGAGACGCGGCAATCTCGTCTACTGCCGAGTTCTGTTCTTCGGGGGAGAGCTTCAGGAATTCGTCGCCAACCGTTACGCGCTGGCCGTTGATCGTGAGAGTAGGCATTATTGACCGAGGCTCCAGGTTACACCGTTCTTAGTCTTGTTTCCTGCGGGCGCCGCCGTGGAAGCGTCGCCAGCGGGGGCGGCGGGTGCCTGAGCCCCCGAGCCCGTCACGCGATCGTAAAGCGAGCGATAGTTGCTGTCCCAAATCTTGTCAGGGGTGAAGGTGACAGGACCGCCGTACTCCATCTGACCGCCGACTGTCAGGCGCTTAAGCTGCTCGTTTGCGCGCACGCCCGCCTCAATCTTGTTCTTGATGTAGCGGCGCATGTTGTCACGCAGCGTTTCGGGCTCCAGATTTCCGCCAGCAAGCGAAGCCTGCATCCGCTTCAGTTCTTCATTGGAGTCGTTACCGCCAAGCTGCTGCATACGGCCGAGCACAGCGTCCATCGTCGCGGCGTTGACACGCTCCGAATTGAGGATTTTGTCACGCTGGCCCGTGTCAATGCCGAAGGCTTCGAGGAGCTTCGAAGCGGCAAGCTTCTGCTCGCCGATGGCGCCCGAGAAAAGCCCGCCGTCGATCGCGTCGAGTGCTTCCTGACCCTGCGCGACGGCCTGCGGCGTGGCGTCAAGAACCGGGGCGTAGGTCTTGTTGAAGTTCTGCCGGTTTGCGAGGCCGACGCCGCGTGTCACGGTCGAGCCGTCTTGCAGCGGCACGGCTTCGGAGTTTGCCGCCTTGGCCTTGGACAGCACGTCGAGAGCGCCGTCAGGATCGCCCGCGTCGAGATACAGCTTGTAGAGCGACTGTTCGCGATCGGTGGCGAAGTTAGAAATGTCCTGCCCGCGCAGTGCTTCGAGGGAGCTCGCGCGACTGTCACGCTTGCGCTGCGCTTCCTGCGCCTGACCGTTCATAAGCCGTGCCTGCGCCTGCGTGTAGAGCGACTTCGTGGGGTCGCCCGCATTGCCAAGCTGAGACAGGATTTGCGCACGCTGCGCGCCGCTCATCGACTGGCCGGCGGCGAGGAAGAGTGCCGACATATTGCGCAGCGAGTCCATACGGGCGTTGTAAACGTCGCCCTGCGGCGCGCCTGTATTCGGATCGGTCGCGGTCGGGTCTTGGGGCTGCTGGAGACCGGAGAGAATGTTCTGAAAGTCCATTAGAGAAGTCCCTTTGGCATGGGGAGACCAGAGAAGCCGTCAGGGCGGTGCGAAACACCGCTGAGAGACGCGGGGTGAATTTCCGGCGAGCCGGGTCCGGCGAAAGCGGCCGCTACACTGCCGAGCGCCGACAGGAAGCCCATCGTGTCAAACGCCTTCTTCGCGTTCGGCTTCGTCGCTGGCACAGGGCCGGTTTGAGGAAGCTGCGGGAAGTTCGGGCCTTGCATGGGCGCGGGCTGGTTCGGTCCCTGCATCGGCGCCGGCTGTTGTACTCCCGCAATGGCCGGGGCAGGCCCGACAGTACGCGGCGCGTCGAGCGGCGGCATGGCTGGCGCCGGGTTCTGCGTGAACTCGTCAGACATAACGCCCGAGCGCTGGTTCGGCGCTGCGGGAAGAGGCTGCGTGGGCGGCTGCTGCGGCGTCATGTCAACGGGTGGTGACATGAGGTTGAAGCTCTGCGGCATGATATCGCTCATCGTCCACGTGCGCGGATCACCTTGACCCGGCTGCTGCTGCGACTGCTGCATGGTTTCCGCACGCTGCTGCGGGCTCGGATAATTGCGCAGAAGAGCGGCTTGCGCGGGGGTCAGGCCAGCCGGCGCCGAGCTTGCGTCACCAGTCGGTGACACTTGCGGAGCCGTGCCCATATCAGCCGGGACGCCCTGAGTGGGCTGGCCCACGCCCTGCTCAAATCCCTGCACGTTGTCGCGGAAACCGCCGATGTCGCCCTGAAGCAGGCGGTCGATTAAGCTTGGCATTTGCTGTTCCCCTAGCGGGTCTGACGTGTTGACTTGATGCGAACTGGCTTGCTCCGCGACTGCGTTTAGGGCCGGCTCCTGCGGGAGTTCGCCAGCATTCGCTTGGCTGACGAGCATCGAGCCGAGGCGAGACAAGAAACCTTCCGGCGAAGGCGTAGGAGCCCGAGGCGTTACGTTCTGCGTGTTGACAGTCTGGACGTTCGCGGGGGTATCACTGGAAGCCTGAAAGCGGCTGGTATCCTGCGGGGCTTCACGGGTGAAACCCTGAGAAGGAATGTCGGATGGCTCGCCCCCACCAAGGAGGCTCTGAGCCTTAGCGCGGTGGCCTGCCATCTGATTAGACCACTTGTCAGAGACAGAGCCGGGAGCTCCACCATTGTTCGCGTCGCTCGCGTTGTAGCGGCCGGGGCGACCAGCGTTGACAACCGAATAGGCGTCGAGTCCTGACATGCCTGGCTGCCAACCGTGAGCACGGAAATACTTCGCCACCGCACCGTCGGCGCCAAGCTGGCTCGACCGGGCGGCGTCGTTGCTGGAGAGGTCCACGCCGTATTCGGCCCGCTGCGGCTGACCGAACTGGATAAGTCCTTCGTGCTGGCCGTACTGCGTAGTCGGGCCGCGCTTCATTGGATTGAAGGTGCCGCCAGTCTCATATGACATGATCGTGGCGAGGTCTTCGGGGTTCATCCCGAGAGAGTTCGCCGTTTCGATGATGCCGGAACGGAGGTTGTCAAGAAAGGGCATTAGGCGCCTCCGCCAAACCCGAGGTTGGCTTTGATGATCTTGTGCCCGCCGATCTCGCGCACGGAGCCGGGCCATTTCTTTTCGACTTCCTGCGCCATCGGGCCGACGACCTTCGGGGTGTTCTTCGGGTCGCCCTTGTAGCGGTATGCATAGATTGTCAGGCCGGTCTCGGGGTCTTTACCGAGCTCTTCGATGTCAGTCTTGTCACGCTCATCGGAGAGACCGCCGAGGAACGGCAGAATGCCGAGGAAGCCGCCGATCGCTGACATACCAGTGTTGCCACCGCCGCTCGCGGTCGAAGTCTGCGACTGCGTGCCGCCGTAGGGTGTTGCACCGAGGGCAGCGAGACGAAGGTTAAGCTGCTGGAGCGGATAGTTCTGCTGCTCCTGCCACTTCGCGTACTGCTCCTGAAGACCCTGCTGATTGGTCTGCTGCTGCGACTGGCCGAGTGCTGACAGAAGCGCCGAGTTCTGGTTTGACAGAGTGTTGCCGGCGGTCGCAAGATCGCCAAGCTGGCCGGCGGCTTGGGTGCGGATTTGCTGGCCCTGAAGATCGCGGTTGGCGTCGTTTTCCATAAGGCCCGAAGCCGTGTCAAAGCCCTGCGCGCGAATTTGCGCTGACAGATCGCCGACCTGACGTGCGTTTTCAGCAGCGGCGACGCCTTCGGCCACACCTTGGCGAGAACCACCGAAAGCGCCGGCAGAGATCGCGGTGTCACCAATCGTATTCAGGTTGTTCTTGAAAGCGGTGCCTGCGTTGTCAACCGCACGGCTCTCGACCTGATCCAGATAGGGGTTCATGTAGTCGCCGACGTTTCCAGAGAGGAACGAGCGCGGTGTGTAGGTCGTGGCGGCTTTCGTCGCGTCCACGGCGCCGTTCATCGTCGGAAGCCACGCGTTTGCGTTCTGGCTGGCGTTCGTGTTCGCCTGCTGCTGAAGATCGGTCTGGCCGGCTGTCACGCTGCCGTTGTAGCCCTCATACGGACGGGAGGCGAGATCGTTCGCGATCTGCAAATTCTCCTGTCCGGCCTTATCCACCCAATCGGGAAGCTCGGTCTTATTGATGGTCGTCTGCGTGCTTGGGGAGCTTGCCATGCGTGTTTAGTCCCAATGTTCGAGAGGAAGATGCCAAGTTTCGTACCACTTGGACCACCCGCGCTTTTTCAGATGAGGCGCCCACCCCGGCCGCATTAGCCCCTGACATTCTGTCAGGCCGTTCTCCCGTGCGAACTCAACCATGTCGGGCTGGAGCGCGAAGACATCAGCCATCTTTCCAGCGGCCATGTAGATGTTGAGGAACCGGCGGCGGGGGCTGACACAAATCTCTGTCAGGACCAATGCACGGTCATTCCAGAAGGCTTGCAGCTTTCCCGCACGGAGATCGGCCTTGATACCTTCGAAGTCCTTGTCAACCCAAGGAAGAGCCAAGCCCTTATGGAGCTTGGCGAGAATTTCATCAGAGGCGGGATTTGCCATCGTTGACCTCTGTCGTCAGGTTGCCGCTGTCATCAACACGGACATTGAAGCTCTTGCCGCTAGGGGAGAGCAAAATGATCCGATCGATAGCTTCGTCTTTGGAAATCAGGGGGAGGAGCGCCCGCTTCAGGGTCTCCACGAGGCTTGTCAGGTAATTTGACAGTTGGCCCGGCGGAGTGGGGGGCGGATTAAAATTGACCATATCAGAACAACTCCTTGTGTTCAAGACACAATTTAGCGGCCAGAGCCAATCGACCAATCAAGGCGAAGCTCGCCCATGCTCCAGTCTTCGTCTTTGGTCGCCTCGAAACGCACGCGGATGTCACGGCCGCTGACACGGGCGTCGGTATACCCGTCGGGGCGAGGGCTGTAGGGTCCGAACTCGCGGCCAGCGCCTTCAGGGGCGAGGTTCGTGTAGAAACGGAGGCGGAGGCTGTCATAGCCCGCACCGTTCGCCACGAGGGCCTGTTTGATATCCATCGTGCGAGCGCCAACCCCGAGCGTCAGCGCCGAGGTTTCCGCGTAGACGTTGCGGCCTTCGCCTGACCAGCCGTCCTCATGGCGGTAGACGAAGTTGTCTTCGCCGGCCATGTAAGGGAACCTGTCAGCATCCGCGCCAACCATAGCGGAGCGTGCCAGCGAGCCGATCGCCCACCAACCCTCGATATAGTTGAACATCACGTAGCTATCGCACCGACCGCCGCTTTCCTTCGACGGGTAGAAGAACCAGATTTCAGGGTAGACACCCATCGAGCCGCCGTGTGCGTAGACGCGGAGATAATTCAGGTCCGCACGGGACATGACGTAATCCCAAACAGGACAATCGAGCGTGCGGATCGTGCCGCCGTCGAACATTTTGAAGCCGTCAGGCGACCACCAAAAGACGTTGCCGTTGTCGTTGACAAGCGTGTCAGGATTGAGCAGCCGCGACTTGCCGAGCCACTGCCGGCCGTAGACGTAGGGGAGCCCGACGTACTGCATGAGGAACACGTCAGAGGACGAAAAGACGAGGGTTCCCGCACGGCTGTCGATGGCCTTCAGGAGCGGAGTCGAGGTTTCGAGATCGAGATAACCCGCCGTGTTTGTCGTGCTGGCGAAGTTCCAATCGGCGTTGTTTTCACGCGAAGACCAGCCTACGCGACGTGGATTGCCCCCGACTTGGAGAAGCATCGCGTGCCTTTCGGGAGTCACATGCACCGCCGCGTTCTTGACCGGCGCGCCAGCAATTGCCGTGAAGGGGTTATTCGCGTTCGTCACGTCGTATTGGTAGAGCTTGCCATCAACCGAGAGAACCGAAAGCATGTCCTCACCCCAACGGGCCAAAGACCAGTAGGGGGCGGTGATCTGCATATTGAAGGAAGGCAGGGCGCGGGCCGTACCGAATGCCTCTTTGCCGAACGGGCCGACACCAAAGCCAGTGTAAGCAGCCGCCGGCAGGCTCGTGACCAAACCCGCAGGGGTTACGTCAACGAAGCTGCCGTCATAGTTCGAGAAGATTTTCTTGTCAGTCGCTGTCATGATGAAGCGGGTGTTGTCATTAGCCCGCCACACGTCAAGTTTGCGCACGCGATCGGCAAAGGCCGTCGCGTGGATTTTTGACCAACCGCGAATAGGTTCGAGAACCCCGTTCCTCCAGCGGACGAGGTTCGTATCCCACCAACGGCCTTTAGCGTCGAGCGGGGTTGCTCCGCGCACGACGCCGGGGGGAATTTGAACCGGGAGCAGATCATTCGCCATTACTTGAGCGCCCCCGGAATGGTGACACCGCTCTTGAGCGCGATGGCGAGCACGGCGAGGATGACAAAGCCGAGCACGAGCCTGACAATCCATGTCAAGCTGTCGTTGATCTTGGTGACTTTGCTATCCAGGTTGGAGCTCATCGTATCGACCTTCTTGTCAAGGTCGTTGAAGCGCTGGTCGAGGTGCTTGCGCTGCTCCTCGGCGCGAGCGTTGGCGATGTCAAGCTGGATGCGCCAATGCTCCAGCGTGACAACGCGCTCGTGCAAGGCCGTGGTTTCATTGTCGGGCATTAGACGGCCTTTCCAAAAACGCTTTTGAGGGTGTGACCGCCGCCGTAGATGACGAGCCAAATTCCGCAGAACGAAATCAGGGTGTCGTAGGGCACGGCGGGAAGGGCGGATTTGAAGGCCGCGTTGAGGAACGGCAGGATCGTGGTGTTCCAAGTCCACATCCAGATCATCAGCCACGACATAGCCGGACGCCATGCCCACGAGAACCAGTTGCCACGGGCATCTTCGCGGGCGAGCAGCCCATCGCGTCCTTGGACAAGAAGGGTGCTCATCTGAGCTTCTGTTTCCTTGACAGCAGTTGTCACGGCGTCGGGGTCGGAGTCGTGGGCTGCCTTAATTGCTTCGGCCGTGGGCTCGACGCCGAGCTTGCCAGCGATCGTGTCAAGAACCTGCCCTGACAAGTCCTTTGCGAGCCCGTCGGGAAGGGTGTCTGTCAGGAGCTTTTTCAGGATCGGCGCACCGATCTGAGCGAGGATTGGGAGGAGGATTGCGATAGGCATTCTTAGACCTCCTCCGCGACGCGGGTGTAAGCCGCAGCGCGTTCCTTGTCATGGCGGGCCTTCCACGTGAGGTAGACGGCGACGCTAACACCTACGGCGATAAGGCCGAGGATGCCCCACGACAGGTATTGATCGACGTTATGGGGCACGGTGGTTGATGCCGCACTGGCGGCGCCCGTGGTGCCCGCAGCCTTCGTCTTCAGAGAAGCTTTGCCCGCAGCCTTGTCAGCTTCGGCGAGCAAGGCGCCCTTCGTAGCCTGGCTAGAGCCGAGCGCCATCTTGACAGCGCGAGCTTCCACGTCGGCGACGCGGCTCGACCAGCCCTTACCGAAGGTCTTGAAAGTTGTCAGGCCCTTCAAGAATGACAGGCGCTTGGCGGAGAGCTTCTGAATTGTCTGGACAGCGGTGCCGCCGACAACTGACAGGAGGGTCTTCTTCGCACGGGCGGGGCCAGAGTTGACTCCGTAGTCCCATGTCACGAGATCGACGCCCACGGCGAGCGTGTCACCGCTGACAGCATCCCAATAGTTCGCCTTATAGATAGCGAGCATTTCAGTTTTTGTCATAACGAAGACAGACTTCTTGGCGAGCTTCTGAGAAACGCGCCACGCGTCATAGGTCGCCTGAGTGACGCCCCAACGCGTTTTACCGCCGGGATCGGCGGGGTTGTTCACGTCGCCGCCTTCCCACTTGAGGGTGATCGCGAGGCAGTTTTCATAATTCGTTTTCATGATTGTTTCCTACCATAGTTGTTGTGTTTTAAACACAACATTAGGTGCGAATAATGAAGTTGACAGCGACGTTTGTCGGGCGAGTCTCCGCGCCGCCAGTGTTGGCCGTCGTGAAGGTGTGGGTGTGGTCGCCGCCCGTGTTGATCGTCACGTTGTGGGTGTGGGCACCGGCCGCGTAGGCGACGCCCGTGACAGATACGTTGTGGGCGTGATTGCCTGCGTACTCAGTCGCGCCAGCGTAGTTAACATGCCAGTCACCGCCAGCACCGGCATTCCACGGCTCTACACCACCGGGAGCCGGCGCGTGGGCGAGCCCGTGGGCGTGATTGCCCTGCGCGTCGGTCGCGCCGTTCGCAGCCACCGAGTGGGTGTGGCTCCCTTGAGCATCAGTGGAACCCGTATGGGTGTGCGCGCCGCCGGCTACCGTGGTGCCCGTGTGGCTGTGCGCCCTAATGCTGTCAGCTTGCGTCGTGCCAAGCACGCGGCCGGTATCCACACCCTTGCCCGCGTCGAGGCCGCGAAGGAACTGAGCACGGAGATCGGGCACGTTGAAGGTGGTCGTACCATCACCCGCGCCGAAGCCCGTGCCGATGACAGCGTAGAGCGCGGCGTAAGTCGTGCGGCTGACAGCGGCGCCATTGCAGAGGAGGAACATTGAAGGCGCAGAAGCCCCTGCATAGGGGAAGACAGCGCCAGTCGGCACGATCGCGCGAAGGACCGTATCAAGCAGGTCGGAGTTGCCGTTGAGCTTGCCGCCCCACGTGTCAATACTGAAGCCCTGCTCGGGCTTGGTGAAATTGAAGTTCGTTGTGAATGCGTCAGCCATTAAGGGTTGACCTCCGTCCAGATCGAGGGGTTGTCAGGGATCGAGTTCCAAAGCCCGCGACCGCTGAATGTCAGGTTGGTTTGGCCCACGAGATTGAGGCGCAAGGCGGTCTTCACGATCGCCGCGAAGGCAACATCCGACTGCGCTGACCACGTCGCGGATATCTGCGACTTGGTGTCACCGTTTGCCGCGAAGTTGCCCAAAGCCGCCATGTCAAACCGGTCTGTGATCAAGTGGCCCACGAGATGAGCGGCAATGAACTCAGCGCGGGTCGAGTTGAAATCACGGCCGTTCGACGTGCCGGCGGGCGGCGCGATATGCTTGAGGCTGTCACGCGCTGACATCGACGCGTCGGCGAGATCGAGGACTTCATCAACACCCGGACGCTTCGCACGGATCAGCGCGTTCAAGCTTGTCAGTTGCGAGAGATTGCTGTCAGTGCGTGGCGTCTGATTGGCGACCGTCGCCCAACTGTCGGTGCTCGACGTGAAGGGTCCGATCGTTGTCTGCCAAACGTACTTGTTGGCGATGTTCGGCTGGATGAAGATGTTGCCGTAGAGGTTCAGGATATCTGAGATAACCCCGCCCGTCCGCAAGTCCTCAAGGCCGAAGCTTACGACAACATCGGTGAAGCCAAACACCGCGAGTATCGTGTTGACCTTAGCCAACTGGAACTGGAACTGCTGAGCGGACTGCGCGCCCATAGCGGTGTTGACATAGGGATAACCCGGCTTGTCAAGCAGGCGTTCGAGCCAACCCGAGCCACCCTTCACACCGACACTTGTGTCATCGCCAGTGCCATACGTCGGCGCGTCGCCAAGTAGGACGAAGCTACGCACGGCGTCGGGGACGGCGTTGACAGTGCCGAAGATTGCGACAGAGCCGATGGTGGCGTTGATCGCCGACGGAACGACACTACCGCTGTTGCCGAGATCGCCGCCGCCGAGAGCGTCGTCAATGCCGAGTGTCGTGAAGTTGGCCGGCAATAGGATGACAGGGAAAAACTGCGTCGTCTGGAGGCTGACAGTACGCTCCCAAAACTTCGCACCCTTAGGGATCGTGAGCCCGGCCACCGGGTCCGAAACGACCTGAGCACCTGGCTGAATTGTGACAGAAGTCGCGCCGCCCCACGTGACAGGGTAGAAGACGCCAGCAGGGTATTCGATGAAGCGTTTGATCATGACAACGGACGAATTTGTCAGAGCGCCGGCACTGAAAAAGTAAGCCACGTCCACGGTCTGGAGGTCGCTGATATCGCCCGCCGGGTGGGCATAGTGGTGCCGCCTCCCGGTAAACGTTCCCGCGAGTGACCAAGCCGAGCTTGGAACGGCGCCACGATTGGCGGCGAGGGTGTTAGACACCGTCATCGGCCTAATCCAACGAGAGCGTCAGGTTGCCGATCGGCAGGTAATAAACATCGCCCGCCCCGACATCTTTCGGGTAGGCAAGGCTTCCCTGCGCGAGCATGTTGCCGCCCGTGGCAGCATCAAAGATTGCGCCGTGCGTGACAGTTGACCAGCCAACGCCCCCGGCGACGGGAAACACAACTTCGGCGGAATTGCTGGCGACGTTGCCGGCGACCGAGAAGGCGACAGCTACGCGCGTGTAGCCCGTACCCGTGACTTCGATACCGCCGCCAGCATCGTCAGTAGGAGTGACGAAGAGGGCGACATAAAGCGTTGCCGGCTTAGTGTAAGGCACGCCGCCGAAGACGTGGCCGAGGATTTTGTTTTCGAGGTAGTCGGTGAAGCTTGCCATGTCTTTTCCTCAATCGATTGTCAGAAACACAAGTGATTAGCCAAACGACTTGAATTTGGCTGACAGCTTGCCTTGGGGGAAAGATGCGCGGTCGGCTTCCAACTGCATCTTCATCAGGATTTCGTCGGAGAGCGCCTTCCACATGGGCAGGCGTTCATCGTTCTTCAGATAAGGTTCCGCCGCCGCGAGCGAGCCGTACAGATAGAGATCGGGGCTCTTCAGCAGCAGCCAATTCGTGCTGGTATTGCCTGCCAGCGACGGGACGGAGGCGCGATAGATCAACTCAACGTCTGTGTCCCCACCCGGCGACGGCATCAGGAAGAACTTGCCATCCATATGGGTGTAAAACCTCGGTGCGAAACCTCCGGCACGGAAGTCGCGGCGCAGTTCCAGGGACTTGGCGACGCTGACAAACTCCAGCGGCTCGGGGTCAACAGTACGGAAAAGCCCGATCGTCTCGCGCCAATCCGCCGGCACGACAAAGTAGTCATCGTCAATCGTCGCGGTGGCGCGCTTCACCATGTCATGCGTGCGGAGCTCGCGGCTGACACGAGCTTCGAGCAGCCTGATAAAAGACGGGATACGCGCGGCGATATCTTCGCGGTTAAGCCAGTCAGCGATCTCGACCGTCAGCGCGCCATAGTTCTCAAAGGACATTAGATAGTCCCTTCACGGGTGCGGAAGAAACGGTTGTCAGGATCGTTGAGCCAACGCTTCATCGCCACGGGGTCGTTGGTAAGGCCCTTGCGCTTGAGCTCGAAATAGACTGTCAACGGGATCGAGGCGACCTTGACCAGAGTTTCCTTGCCGCTGCTGCCAAGGGCGGCGGATTTCTGCATTTCGGCCTTGTTCGCCTCAATGATTGGCGTGGTTTCCTGCACCGTCTGGATGACGAAGTTCTGCTCATCTACGCTCGGGTCGTAGTGGAAGACATTGGAAATGCCTGTCAGCGGATCATGGGAGAGGAGTTTCTTCATGATCACACCTTCAGGGCGTAAGACACGCTGTTCGTGAATGCCGTGCAATTCAGGCGCACGGGGACGCCGCCAGCGTCGATCACAAACTGCTCACTCGCGGTCTTGTCAGCGAGCTTGCGCCAGTTCGTACCGTCTACCTGCCATTCAACAGCGACGGTCGCGGCGCCGGCAAATGTCAGGTCAACGTAGACCTTATTGCCGACGACTACCGGGCTTTGGCCGGTCGCTGCGAAAGTGCCTTTTTCGATCATTCTATGTCTCCTAGAAGGCGAGCGCCGCCGCCATTGAAGCGGCCTTGACTGAGTTGGGGTGGGTGCCGTCGGTGGTCGGCGGGAATGCACCGCCCCAAATGTCGCTGTCACGGGCTGACATGGCAGCGTCGGCGGCTTCGAGCACGGTGTTGACGTTGGCGGGTTTCGCGCGGATTGCCGCATTTAAGGGGTTGAGCGCCGCCATATTGCCGTCAGTCTTCGCGGTCTGATTTACAGTCGTTGCCCAACTGTCAGTCGAAGAAGAACGCGGCGTGATGGTCGTCTGGTAAATCCTCTTGCCGGGGACGTACCCGTAGATCGTCTGTTGATCGGCGAGGATTTGCGCCTGCGTCCTGCCAAGGCGGAGATCATTGACACCGTATTCGACAACCGCGTCAGTGAATGACATCGCGGCGAGCAGAGATTGAACGCGCGACGGTGAGGATACCAAGTCCGCTGCCTGCTGGCCCTGCTTCGCGATTTTCAGGTACGGGTAGCCATGAACGTCGAGAGCACGGCCGAGCCAGCCATTGCCGCCCTTCGGGCCGACGTTGGAAATGTCGCCTTCGCCCCAAGCGATGCTGTCCCCGAAGATCACGTAGGACTTAGCATTCGGAGCGGCGATATCACCAATCATGACAGTAGCGCCGAAGGTGGTTTGCGTGCTGGTCGCGGTGATTGTGCCGCTGTTGCCGAGATCGGAGGCGGAGTTGCCATCCGAAACACCAAGCGCCTGCGAACTCGCCGGCAACTGCTGGAGGGGGAATAGCGAAACAGTGTTGGTGAGGTTGACCGTGCGCTCCCAAAACTGAGCGCCTGCCGGGATCGTCAGATTGATCGGGTCGGAAACTACAGTCGTGGTCGAGAGCGTGACAGTCGGCTGACCGCCCCACGTTACCTGCGTAAAGACGCCGGCTGGATACTCGATGTACCGCTTGATGATACGCGTTGCCGCCTGATCGGCGGTGATGCCGGCAAATACAAACGTGCAATCGACGGTCTTGAAGTTGGAAACGTCGCCGTCAGGGTGCGCGTAGTGCGCGCGGCGAGAAGTGTAGTTGGGAGGCACTGACCCCGTAGCGGTCGGCGCTAGGAAGCGATTGGCGATAATGCCTTGCGTAATCAAAGGCGCAAATGGATCACCCAACGGCTTGAAAAGCGGGCTGCTGAGAGGCGACAGGATCGAGGAGCGGAGAGCGGCCATAGCACCACAAGCAGTTGGGAAATACACAAGTTGACAGGCAGAGTCCGAGCCCTGCCTGTCAGGATTGTCAGCGACTAGAGAAGGTCGCGAGCGACGCCGTGGGCCTTCTCGGTCTTCACTTTCAGACCGAACTCCACAAGGATCATCTTGCGGTCGCTATCGCCGGTCTTGGCGAGATCGTTGGTCTTGAAGTCGCGGAGGTAAGCAACCTCGGCGTATTCAGGGTCAACGACGTAAGCCAGATCAGCCGGCATGAAGCGGTTCGGCACGAAGGTCACGGCACCGAAGTCACCGACGTAAACGTCAGCGGCGCCGATGATCGTAGCCTGCTGCTCGCCCGAGATTTCCTTGCGGACTTCGGCGATACCAGCGAAGGTCGAAGCGACTGTCTTCTGCTTCGGGCCGACCATTACCATGTCAAGCGAACCGCCTTCGGCCCAAACCTTCTGCATGACGTTCTTCAGGATCGTCTCGGTGAAGGCGCGATCGGTGCCGCCCGTGTAGGGAGCATTCGGGAAGCCGTCGGTGCCACCAGAGAACGTCGGATCAACGCCGTCGCCAGCCTTGTCTTGGTTGGTGACAAGGAACGCGCCGAAGCCTGCGGTCTGGCGGGCCGTGGTGCTGTTGCCAGCAACGGCAGACTTGGCGCCGACCAGACGGACTTCCATGTCACGCTTCAGTTCGGCCGAAGCCTTGGACATTTCGTAGGCGAGCTGGCCCTTGATACCGGCCTTGTCAACGGCTTCGGCGGTGCCAGAGACACCGACGACCTTACGCATGATCTGCGTGTAGTTGCCAAAGCGGCTGGTCGGCGCACGGGCGTCGTTCGGGGCGTCATCGCCATCGACCTGGGCGTTGTCACCGTTCGCAGCAGCGAGGGCGTCGGTCTGCCATTCGAAGTAGGTGTTGGACGCCTTGCCACGACCGATGTTCGACATGAACGGCGTGTCTTCCGGCGTGATGTTGTAGATGATGTCCGAGAGGTCTTCGCGGACGGCCTTGGTTACGCTGTAGCGGTTGACGGTATTTGCTGGTGCAGTCACAGGCTTGTTTCCTTAAAACAATTGCTCAAAGATGGTGGCCGCGTCACGGACGCTGCCGGTTTTGGCAAGACGCTGCTTTGCGCGGGTGAAATCGGAGGTCTGGCGGGATTTCTGCTGCGGAGCCGAGCCAGCGGCGATCGGCTTCGGACCATTGGACGGGGCGGGCTTGGGCCGCTTAGCCATCAATTCATCGTAGCGGCGCGCCTTATCGAGGGCGATGATCGCGCGATGGTCATAGGTCTGCTTCAGTTCGGCCTCGGAGAACCCGAGAACCTTGCCGTAGTCGATCAGCTTTGCCCTGTCAGCGGCCCACGTCTGCGGGTTTTTCCACTGCGGGTTCGACTTCACGAGTTCGGCACCGCTATTCCGAATGGCGTGCGCCATTTCGGCCTTTGCCTCGTTTTCACGGACAGTATTCAGGCGTTCCTGTTCCTGCTGTGCGGCGGTGATGCGATCGTTCCGCTCGCGCCAGAGGCGTTCCTGCCTGATGTATTCCGTGGGATTGTCAGCGAGTGCATCCCAATCCGGTTCGGCGAAGCCCTCTTTGAGCATATCGACCAGCGCCGGGAGGAGTTGCGAGTATTGCTGCCGCTCCAGTTTCACTGCATGGACTTCCGGCTCGAAGGCTTTCTTCTCGTCGGCGAGTGCCATTTTGCTGCGCGTGTAATCCGCTGTCCGCGAGTACCCCGAGAGCAGTTCCTTCAGTTCAACCGTTTCTTCCTTGCCGTTGATTTTAACGGTGAAAGATTGGGGAGCTTGGGGAGCCTGATCGTCGTCGGTTTCGTCGTCGGCGGTGGCGTCATCAGCAGCGTCACCGTCTTCGTCAGTCACCGTTTCGTCGTTGTCAGCGTCCAACGTGAGGTCGGGTGTGCTGTCATCTTCGGTGTTGTCAGAAGGTGGCGTCTTGATCGCTGCGTCATCTGCCGCAGGCGCCTCGACCGTATCTTCGGTCTCGGCTGCGTTGGAAGCGGGTGCTGCTGGTGAAGCTGGCGGGTTGTCCGCAGGCGCGGAGTCCAAATATGCTTCGAAGCGGCTTGCTGCTTCCGAGAGCCCGATGCTGTTGCTTGTCGGATTGCTCATTGAATACCTCGTTTGTGTTTAACTGTCAAATAGTTTCTTTTTACACAAGTTGGCAAACAGGGCTTAGCCCTTCTTGTTGAACTTGCGCACGGCGGCGTCGGAGGCAAAGCCTTCCAGTTCATTGCGGAGAGATCTGACAGCTTGGAAGCGGTGCCAAGCCGAAACGCGCTTGTCATGCTCCTGCGACGTGGAGTCTGCCCAATCTTGGAAGGCCCTGTCAGCGATCGACTTCAAAGCCTCTGTCAACACCGAGTCATTGAGGAGTGCCTTGGCACGGGTCGAGCGGGTCTCGAAGGATTTAGGGTCAGCCATTACATCGGCCCTCCAGCCGGCGGCGCGGTCGGCGCCTCGGTTTCTTGTGCGTTGGCGTTGTTGTCAGCTACAGTGATTGCGGTTTCCACAAGTAAACGCTGACGATCCATGCGTGCTTGGATGCCTGCCATATCCACCTGCGCGCCGTACTTGGCCTGAATTTCGAAGGCCCGAAGATAAGCGTCCACTTCCATCTGGTCGCGCTGGCGGTCGTCTTCGAGCTTCATGTCACGCTCTTGAAGCGAGAGCTTCGCGCGGTTGATCGCGATGTCAGCCATCGTCTTCTGCTGCTCAACCTGCGCCAGAATTTGCGCCGGGTCCGGCTTCTGGTTCTGCTGCATGGACTGCTGCATCTGCTGGAGAGCTTCGGGCGTGACAGCTTTGTAATAGGTCTCGGTATCCTTGAACCCGTTGAGTTCGAGGATTTTGGCGAGGGTGGCGCGGAACTGTATGAGGTCAACGAGCGGGTTGGTCGGCCCGAGCGTTGTCAGGATTTCCTTCTGCTGCATGGCCGTCGCCATCAGGACGGCAATCTTGTCATTCTTGTCACCCATGCCGAGGCCGACGTTCGTGACAACATCCATGTCAGCATCCCAACCAGTGGGATTGACATCTACCCATTTGCCACGGAGGCGCACCGTGCGGGGCTTGTCTTGGTTCTGCGTGACCATCTTCAGGATGCCACGGAACATGCGTTTCATGCCGCCGTCGGCGAAGAGGCGGGCAACCATTTCAAGGCGAGCTTCGGCCGCGCTGACAGTCGCTGTGACAGCGGCCTTTGTGGTGGACTGGAGCACGTCGGCGTCGAGCCCCTGCGTTGCGCGGGAAATGCCCGTGCGCTGCGCGCGGGTGTCGTCAAGATAGGCGAGGATCGGGAGCGACTGCTGACCGACGAAGGGCTGCGCGAGAGGCACCACGGCGCCGGGGTTGCGCATACGGATGATCCCGCCCATTTCGGTGTTCATCGCGTCGTCAAGATTGACCTGGCCCTCAACCACGCCGAGGCGCGGGTGAATGGTCTGTGACAAGCTGTCAAGCGTGTTACGGACGATGTTGGTCTTGATGCGCTGGATGTCCATCACCTGATCAGCAATGGAATTGCCGATCGCGGTGTGCGGGATCGGCGAGGGGCAGAAGATCGCGAAATTGACATCGCTCACGATTTCGTCGTCAAGGATGTAGCTGCCGTCCTGACCGATCGAGCAAATCTTGTGAAGCTCGGCGATACCGTCGCCATCGGCGTCCATCCTGACAAGGAGCTCGTAGTAGCGCACCGTCATCATGGAGGGGTCGAGCTTCGTGTAATCGAGGTTGTTGCGCTGCTGGAGGGCAGGGTTGCGGGCTTGGCTCTCTTGGTTCAAATCCATAAGCGGCTGCGGGTCGCCGTTGAGCAGAACCTCATCAAGCTCGTAGCCCATCGCGACAAGATCGCTGACAAGCATGTCTTTGCGCTGGCCGATCAATTCCGCGGTGTCTTCGCACCGGGCGTTGCGGGCGATCAGAAATTCCTCGGGCGGCAGGGCTTCGACCACGAATTTCTTGTCAACGGCTGTGCGCTTGAACTTCGCGTTGTAGGTCGCCGGCTGCATGATCGGCTCGCCCGTCTGCGGGTCAACCTCGTCAAAGCCTTCCTGAAGAAGCTGATCGAGCTCGATAAGCTCCATGCCATCTTCATTTTCGAGAAAAGCCAGTTGCTCTTCGTCAAGGTGCTCGTAGGACTCCTCGGAAACAGTCTCGATCTTATTGACGTACCACTTCGCGATCCCGGTCTTGCGCACGAGCCCATCTTCAAAAAGGCTGTAGAGGACTTGGGCGCCGTCGTTCTCGTTGTAGAAGATATAATTGACGTAATCGGTTGACTGCTCGGCCTGCTCTACCGCGTCGGCGCGGCGGGGGGCGTACTCAACCACGTTCTCAGTGCTGAGAAAGACGCGCAGCAGACTCGGCATCATCGCGAGCACAACGTCACGGACTTCTGTCATGATGATCTGTGAACGGCCGTCTTCCTCGTTGCCGAGCGGTTCGCCGTTGAAATAACGGGTCGCTTGCTCGCGCTCGGGAGCGATCATGCTGTCAATGAAGTCCTCGCTGTCACGAACAAGCAAGGCCACGATAGAGCTCTTCTGGATGTCAGTCAGCGCCTCGCCCTGCTTCCGGCGGGAAACCTCGGGCGCGAGGTTGCGCTGTGTCTTTTTAGCCATCCTGACAAGCTCCTAATAGTTAGCCGATTGGATAAGTATGCCCTACCATGTACTTGTCAGAAACTCAAGTTGTTGCGTTTAACACAACAGCTTTGACAGGCCCGCCCGAGTGAGCGTCAAACGTGACAGCGATTGACACGGCGGTCTCTGCATCGCACCCGGCGGCCATTGCCCCCTTGGCGAACGCGTGGCCCGAGCCAACCGCGAAGAAAGGCCCTTGGATTTCGCAGGCGGTGCCATGCTCCAGAATGTACGCGGTGCCGTCAGGCTGCACCCAAATGACAGAGTTGTCCTCGCCGAAGTCAGGGATTTTGCCCCGGCAGTGCTTCTCCTCTGCCCATACCTTCAGGGTCGGCAGCGCGGAGGTATCCCCACAGAGGCCGACAAGATCGCCCCGGCTAGACTTGAAGACCTTTGTCACAAGACCCTGAAGAGAGCCGTCGTATGTGACACGGCTGTCGCCGGCCATTACACCGTCACGGTACGCGATCGTTGTCATGTCAGATGATCCCTTTGATGCTGCGCTTGAGCGGCTGGCCTTTGACCCACGATGACGCACGGCCACCGATGAGCGCGGCTTCACCCGCGAATGTCAGGCAGAGAGCGTCGGCCAAGTCGGGCGAGCGCATGCCGCGCTTTTTCATGTCGCCCTTGCCCTCGACCTTGAGCTTGCCGTTTGAGAGGAAGGTGTAGGTTGGCGCGACCAGTTCTTGGCGGAGCTCGTCATGCTTCGGGATGTGGACGGCGCGTGTTGCCAGCCAGTCGCGGGTTGTCAGCCAGAGCTCGTCACGGAGTTTCGCAGCCTGGGGATTGAACGCGGCGACTTCTGACACGTTCACGTCGCGGACGTTGACACCGAGCTCGCGCAGGCGGTCGGCGACGCCGGCCCCGAGACCGATCGAGTCCACGCAGACGATCTCGGGCTTGTCGATCCGCCAGTCAGCCATGACCTTGCCGACGGTTTCCATCAGGTCGGCGCCGTTCCATGACTTGATCTCGGCCATGACGTTGCCGCGCCTCTTGACGAGTACGGTCCTGTCATCCCCGAAGCGTGCCACGTCGAGCCCGTAGATCAGCCCCGTGTTCGGGTCAGGAACCACGTCGCGGCTCATGGCGCTGTCAATCAGTTCAGCAGGGATGAGCGTGTCGTCTTCCTTCAGCGCGAACTCGCCCAAGACGCGGACGCGGAAAGCGTTCGAAGTCTCGCCGTAGGTGGTCGAAATCTGGCGCACGAAGTCCTCAGACACGAGCGGGTTGGCCGTGCAGGGGACGTGGAAAGTCTTCCACTCGCCTGACAGGCGGTGGTGTGACAGGAAGAACAGTCCCGAGTTACGGGTAGGGTTCCCAATCAGGACTGTGCTGGCCGAGTGGCCTGACATCGAGCCGGCGGCGCTTTCATAGACCTGCTCGGGAATGGCGCTCGCTTCGTCACAGATCAGCAGCACGTTTTCGGAGTGGATACCGGCGAGTGCTTCCGGCCTGTCAGCCGAGCTCGTGCGCGCCGAGATAAACGATCCTTCCGGCGAGGACTTCAGCACGATCCTGTCAGAAAAGGCTTCGATCGTGTCGCGCAGCACGGCGGGGAGCTTGTTGATCCAAAATTTCAGTTCGGAGAAGAGCGCGTCGAAAAGCTGGCCGGCGGTCGGTGCCGTGCAGACGGTCTTCTGCGGATAGCGTGTCAGCATGAACCAAATCATGGCCCACGAGCAGACCGTTGATTTGCCGACACCGTGACCAGCGCGGACGCTAAGACGCCGCTCGCCTGCTGCGAGGGCGCGCAGAAAATCTTCCTGCCACGGGAGCGGGTCAGCACCGAGAACGTTCCGCACGAAATCGACCGGCTTATCTTTGTAAGCGTCAATGAAAGCGGCGTAGGCGGCTTTAAACTCCTCAGCCTTTGGAGCCTCGGGCGCGGTAGTCGCGCTGTCAGGCTTGGGCTCGGTGCTGTCTAAATTTTCTATATTTTTTTCGGACAGCGGTCCCTCGGCAGACGGTTCCCCGGAGGGGGTAGGGTTCTCGCTTGGGAACTCATCAAGCTGACTTGTGATTTGCACAAGTGCATCTTGTTTTTTTTGAGCAGACGCTTGTTCACGACGCAAGCGCTCTTCCTCGATTGCGCGTATCTTTGTCAGTTCATCGGTGAGCCTGGCTGTCTCTTTAAAGACTACGCGCTCCTGCTCGCCGAGCTTGGTAGCCGCACGCTTCAATTCCAAGCGGCGTGCTTTTTCCTCGGGCGTGAGCGTCCTGCGCTTGACCGGGCGGCGGGGGGCCTTTTGGGATTTTTCTGCCATAGCGGTAGAGCCTGCTAATATATAGATGTGCTCCCGTGCGGGGGCACGGGCGGGGGGGTCGCGGGCGCGTCGCTGACAGGGCTGACAACGGCGCTTGTCAGCGCTTCAAGGCTGGTTTCGGGCTGTGATTTAACTAACTCTTTAGGCGATGACGCTAGATTATCCAATGGTTCCAATGGGTTATGATCTATCGTTGGTCCAGCCTGTACCGTAAGTGCCCGCAAAGCCTCTAGCTGTGAGGCTGCATTGCTGACTGTCAGATTTATGTTGGTGGTTTGAGCGGCGGGCCTGCCAAGCGTGTTAGCCATAATGAGCTCAATCGCACGCAATCGGGTTTCGGGCTTGTCAGCCGTCTTAGCTATGACAGCCAATTCGCGAACGCCTTCAACAAGCGAGTTCTCTAAGACTTCCCTTGCTCTTGCGATTGACATTGTGCGTTTGGCGCCGCGTGTCACATTCATAGCTTGCTGTTAATCCTCACAAAACTTAGCTGATTGGCAAACTATCAAATCGCTTGAGAAAAAAACAATGCTATCTGTTGACAAGCTGACAATGCCTTGTGTAAAAGACAATTACAGGCGCCGGTTAAGAGCGCTTCGCCCGTCTTAGAAGGAACTAATCACATGACTTCACACGTAAGGCTTTCGGCAGAACAACGCACTGCGTTGCGCCGCGCTATTACCTCACATGCCAATTGGGAAGCGTACCGCCGCGAGAACAACGGCATGACAAGCGCGGACCTGACAAGCACCAAATGCTTAGAGATTGCCGCGCGTTTCGGGATCAACGTCATGGATGTGATTTCGTCCGTTGAAACGCAAATCGACGCTCCTAAAGACATTGCTGACATTCAAGAGGATAAGCCCGTGATTGCTGAAAAGACCGCACCTGTTGCCGCTGGCGACGCTAAGACCGCCGCCGCGCTTGCCGCCCTGCAATCGCTCTTGTCACCATCTGTTGACATGGCGACGGTCGAAAAGATTGTAACGGAAAAGGTTGCGGCCGCTCTTGAAGGCACGGCGCTCTTGCGTATCGAGCTCAAGCGCGCTGACAACACGGAATATAAGAGCGATGGCACGCAACACCCGCTCTTTGGTGACTTGCTGACAACGCTTTCCGTTCGTCAGGCGAACGGTTCTTATAACAACGTCTGGATTGCAGGCCCGACGGGAAGCGGCAAGACGCACGCAGCGAAGGAATGCGCTAAGGCGTTCGGCGTTCCTTTCTACTTCAACGGCGCGCTTGGAATGTCGCATGAGCTAGTTGGTTTTGTTGATGCGGCTGGCAACTATCACACAACGCCTTTCCGTCAGGCTTATGAGAACGGCGGCGTTTACCTCTTTGATGAGGTAGATGCATCTGACAACGCCGCATTGCTGGCATTGAACGCCGCGCTTGCGAATGGCGAGTGCTCTTTCCCTGACAATCCGTTGCCAGTCGCACGGCATACAGATTTCCGTTGCATCGGCGCCGCTAACACATTCGGGCAGGGCGCAACGGCGGAATTTATCGGCCGCGCTAAGATCGATGCGGCTTTCCTCTCCCGCTTCGCTGTCAAGTTTCATTGGACATATGACGTGGCGCTTGAACAAGCCATTTCGGGCAATGTCGAGTTTACCAAGCGCGTACAGGCGGCACGGGCAAGGGCGCAAGCCGCTGGTGTCAAGATTGTGATTGATCCGCGTCATAGCATGGCAGGCGCCGCGTTGATTTCCGCTGGCATGTCGAGCGATCGCGCGGCGGCGCTGACTTATCTTGCGGGCTTGAATAGCGAGCAAACGCGCATTGTGGAGGGCCGCTAACATGGCCCGCCGTAACGTTGTCAATTCACTCAAAAAGGGCGCAACGCGCCCTGACACGGGCGTTTGCTTTGATAGCTTTGGCGAGTTTGTCGAGCATTGCGCAAAGTTTCCGGTTTCCAGCCGGATAAACGATGGCCGCAACTATGACAGTTGGACGGATAACCTTTCGTACAACGGCGCCGTGGAAATGGCCCGCACTGGCGACTTGTCGCGCGTTGCCGCAAGCGAAAAGCTCATGAGCAAGCTTGAAAACTTGCTCGAATTTGACACGGCGCAAATGCAGACTGTTGACGCTATGACCGGCGGCATTCCGAACGTCGCCGCTTATCTTGCCGGTTCCCCCATGAACATGAGGCGCCGCCAACGTGTCATGTCGCCAGCGGCGCCCTTGAACGTAATCGTTGACTTGACTTCCAGCGCGGGCATTTCGTCAGGAGCGCTTGCGCGGCGTGGCGCGACGTTGCTTGCATTCGTGCGGATTATGTCAGCGCAACGCCCGGTCAATCTTTACGTTGCCGTTGCACACTCTCCGCATAGCGCACAAGAGCACGAATGCGTTGGCGTTGCGGTCCGCGTTGACACGTCGCCTTTGGATTTGGCCCGCGCTTCATATGCTCTTAGCGGCGCCGCTTTCCCACGGCAAATGATGTATTCCGCCGCTATCCATGAAACCAAATGCCGCAACACTGATAGCTTGCCGTTTGCCTATGGCGATATCAATTTCTATCGCGCCAACCTGCACGCCTTTTGGTCGCGTTTCGTGTCAGTCGATACCGAAGAAACGGCAGTGATTGGCCCGCTCTATCTCACAGATGACTTTGCGGACCCTGAAAAATGGTTGCGGGAAATGGTCGGCAAATACGCCCAAAAGGCAGACTAAAACAGAAAGGGCGCCGAAAGGCGCCTTTCCTCTATTTGACTCATAGAGACTCACAGGGCGCCGTTGACAGCTTCCGGCTATGTCGGGCTATCCGAGCCCCTGAAAACGCGCCCTTGACTCGCTCTGGCGGTTTCTGGAGTCCTAACCCTTCGACAAGGCGCCATATAGCGCAATCAATGCAGCTTCCGCGCGGTTATGATCCTTTTCTTTGGGCCAATGCTTGTCCGACCGAAAGAGTTTCGTTGCACGGGCCTTTGCCGCGCTCTTGTCAGCAGGAACAAGCAACGCCCGTTTCCACGCGCTAGGGTGAGTTGCCTTGTAATCTTTCCAACCATGCGCCGTTAGCACGGTATCGAGCACGGCGGCAGTCCAGCCAAGGCTAAAAGCTGTTGTGCTTGTTATGCCCGGCGCGCCTGTCAGGCGTTCAACCACTACCCTGTCAATGCCAAGGCCCGGCGCCAGCAAATCGGCAAAGAGCGCGTCAAGCTTTTCAACGTCCAGCCGCTTCGTGTCACGGCGTGACATGTGGATAGTCCTGACAGGCAAATCACCTAGCTGGACCACCTCGGGCGGGACGCCCTTATTATCAGCGCAACAATCAACCACCGCCCACGCACCCGTGACACCGGGATCAATGCCCAAAACCCTCATCGGGAAACCTCCTATAAAGACCGAAACAATTGGTCGATTAGTTTGTGAATTACACAAGTGGTTTCCTGCATAGCACGCGGCTGTCAGCCAAGCACGGCGCTAGGGCGGAATGTGTGTCAGGGAGAAGGGCTAATAGCCTTGTCAGGTAGCGTGAGGTTGCGGCGCTTTTTCGGGGTCGCTACTCGATAACCCATTGAAGAGACAAGCGTTATTTGACAAAAGTAGCAAGTAGCGTGTCTGAGCAGCTAATCTTTTCTCTATATAAGGCTATATACTCTATATCTTCTTTAATAAACTATTCACTAAGAAAGATGCTACCGCTACTACCTTAATGATTATAGAGGAAATTCAATTCGTTGACAGGTAGCGATGTCAGGTAGCGGTAGCGCTGACCGCGAGCCCTCAGTGCAAAAAAGTGGCTGGCTCTTCGTTTTGTCTCTTGTGTTTGACGCTACCAACTTGTATTTTGAACAAATCGAAACACAAGCCCGGACGGGGAATTATGAGCGCTTATTTCGTAGCAGCAGAAACGATCGCGGACGCGGCCTATGCCATCAAGCACGACGTGCCGGGCGGGCTCAAACCTTACGACGCACTGAGCCCGGTATCATTAGGCCAGGTACTTTGGCAGTTGAACGCGCTCGCCGTGTATGAGGCGAACAACGAAGACTTGGGCGCGCTCATGGGCACGATCGCGACCTATAAGCAGGAAAGCAGACCGGACCCATCGCCGGACGAATGGCAGCGCTACAAATCGTTGCAGTGCCTGATCTACCAGTGCGCCGAAGGCACCGTGCCCGACACCGACCTCTATAAAGCGATGGAAGACGCGGAAACGCGGATTGCCGTGCGCCTGACAGGAGTCAGTGACCCGCAGACGGCCAAAAACGCCGCCAACTCACATAGCTACTACGACAACGCGAGTTGGGGCAGGGGATAAAAACTCTGCGTTGTCTCTTGTGAATGTCGCAAGCCTATTGTATATTAAACGCAAGCGCACGCCCTGACAGAGTTGTCAAGCGCTGACAGAAAGGAACGAAACAATGAACAACCATCACATGAACCGTCTTGGACCTGCACGCGGCTTCCTGATTGGCAGCGCTCTCGCTGGCGCCTTTTGGCTCTGCTTCCTCTTCGCCGTCGCCTACATGATGTCGGGGAATTGATATGGCCGAAACAATCGCTCTCGTATGGCACCGGCTATGGGCGCAAGCGCCTGCCGAACGCCGTGCCGTGGCGCCTTGGAAACTGACAGGGCTCGACGGCTCGCCCGTTTACGGCCGCGTGCAAAAGCAAGACGGCTCTTGGCAAGGGCAGGTAATCGTTAACTCGATCCCTGCCGACTGGCGCAAGAGTCACAAGGGCACGAGTTTTCCGAGCGAGTGGCACAGCAAGCGCGACGATGCGTTTGCATCCGTCGAGAAGTTTCTAGGCGCCCACGCTCGTAGCATTTTCGGGGTGGACGACCTGACAATCCTGACCTGGGATGACAGCGACCCCGATGACAAGCCGCCCGAGCCTGTCAGGCTCCTCCGCGAGCCGACACGTGCGCGTGACATCATCATGGACGAAGTGTTTGACACGCCGCTCATGGACAAACTGAAGACCGAAGCACAGCGGGAAATTTCGCGGCACCATCATCAATTGATGGAGCGGATCGCGAGCGACGTGCTCAAGCCATACCAGAAGGACTTTGCGGAATGGGCGAAAAAGCCGCCGCTGTCTTCTGGCGATCTCGACAAGCTCAAAAAATATTGGGGGTGAAAAAAAGACAAAAAAATTTGAAATAGGACTTGTGTTTAAAACAAGTCTGTATATTGTGGAAGACGCAAACAGTTGACGAAAGATCAACTAGGCAACAACGAACTACCCGTTCAATAGAAGGAACCAGACTATGGAAACCAACACAAACAACGTCATCATCATCGAGCCGCAGCTTGGTCAGATCATCACCGCTGATATCCCGACCGATACGGCAGATAGCAGCTTTGCAGGCTTTGCAGGCGCTCGCGGCGAGTTCCTGAAGGGCAACTGCACCGTGTTCACGCTCCCAAGTGGCGACCGCATCATTGCCGGACCACGTGGCGTAGGCAAGCTCGACAGCAACGGTGACGAGTTCTTGGCCGCTGCCACGCAGCAAGGGGCGTTTGCGCTTTTGTCAACTCCGGTTGATCCGACCAACCCGCAGGTAGAGGAAGGCTTCACCGCGCAAGACGGCATGTTCTTGGCCGAAGTGCTCGGCCCTGCAATCCTCGTTGGCCCGAAGCCTGTTGATGGCCCTGACGACTTCACGCCGACCACGCTGCCGCTCGAAGAAATGCGCAAGCGCATCGCCTTCCAGCGCAATGGCCTGTTGGGCCACGGTCTCGGTGGATTGCTCGCCGCGCTCCTCGCCTCCGCTCCTGACAAGGCCGAAGCTGACAGCGCACAGACCGGCGAATGGGATGAAAGCGTGTTCGATCCCGAACTGGCTGAGTACCGCAAGACCCTGACCGCCGCAGAACTGTCAGAGTGCGGATGCCCAGGCTGCGAGCGGGAGCTTGAAGAGCGTGCGGTCAAGGCTGCTGGCGGCTCTGTCGCCCGCAACTAACAGGCTCCGGCCCGTCGGGGGCTTCGGCCCCTGACATCCCCAAAACAGGAATGACTGACATGACAACAATCCGCGTCATAGGCACCAATCACGAGCGGAAACTTAGAGCAGGGCAGGCACGCAAGCGCCGTGACAACCACTATCTCCTGTCGGTGGCCGTGCTCCTGTCAGCCTATTTCTACGTCTTGTATCTTGTGCTTTTCGCATAATGCTTGCCGAAAACACAACAAATCCGAAAGATCGTCAAATGACCGAACAGAAGAAACTCTCGTTTGCGGAAATGCGCGGCAAGATCAACGCCGACGCCAACAACTCGCACCTGTCAAACCTCGCCTATGCGCTTGACGCTGTCAGCCAGCAGCGCCGCGAGCTCGACAAGATCGAGAAGGAAATCACTGACATGGCCGCAGCGGTCGAAGCTGGTGATTTCCCCGACGGCACTGTGCTGCGCGAGCTCTACGACCGCGCCCACGGCCACACCCCCAAAAAGCGCTTCTAGGATCGAACGACCATGAACGTTGAAATCATTCTTGCAGGCGTAGCCGCTTCAGCCGTGCTCGCTGCCTATTTCGCTGACAAGAAGCACCGCAAGGCCAAGGCTGCGGCCAAGCTCGCAACCAAGTCAACGGTTAAGCCCCCGCGTTGGGTTGACAGCGGCCCCATCCATGCGCCGCGCCCTGCCGCCGCTCCGATCGCGTCCGGCTATGTGCCTTCCGCCCCTTCGGCCTCGGCCGTGGCGACGAGCACCCAAATGAACGATGACAACATGCTGACTCAGATGCTTGTCACGGCGATCGTCATTGACAGCATGACGCCGGACACCCCGGCGGCTAGCTCCAGCCATGACAGCGGCTCCTCCTGGTCGTCATCTGACAGTGGCTCGAGCTCATATGACAGCGGCTCGTCAAGCTCCTCTTACGATAGCGGCTCAAGCTCGTCTTATGACAGCGGTGGCGGCGGAGGCTGGTAATCCCATGATGTTCGCAATCATCAACAATCTGCCCGAGCTCGTGCTTGGGATCGCATGGACCGGCCTCGTGTTCCGGTCTGGCATGACCTTCGCCCGCTGGCGGGCCAAGTAATCCCGAACTGACAGCCGGGAAACGCTGTCAGAAACCAAAACCCAACCCGTTTAAAAGGAAATACGACATGTTTGGACTCAAGACACTCAAGAAGGCAATCGGCGCTGGCGCAAAGGAAGTCGCGGCTGAATACGGCGAGAACAAGGATTTCCTTGAAGCCGTGCTCGCTGCCTCCGCGCTGGTTGCCGCCGCTGACGGGGACATTGAAGAGGCCGAGCGCCGCAAGGTGATTTCGGTTGTCACGAACCACGCGCAGCTTGCCAAGCTCTACCCGCAGAACGTGATCGAGAGCACGGCCGAAACCATGTTCAAGCGTGCGAAGGACGCCAGCGGACGCCAGTCGCTTGCCCGCGAGCTCGATGACGTGAAGACCCGCCCGAACGGCTCGCAGATGGCGGAAGACGTGTATCTGATCGCGCTGGATATCGCCAACTCTGACGGCCAGCTTGAAGACGAGGAACAGGTTGTCCTCAGCAAGATCGCATCGCGCCTCAATATCGATGTCAGCAAGTTCGACTTCTAATCACTGACAACCGTCAGGGGCTCTTTGGTGAGCGCTGGATAAGTGCGCTGCCACGCCGAAACCTACCTTGGCAGAGGTTCCCAATCGGCCCGCATGTACGGGTGCAGGTAGGGCCAGCACTCTCCTAAGAGCCCCTGACACCCTGACAGCATGACAGAAAGAAAAAAGTGACCCAACCCGTTTTAGCCAGGAACCGCAAACATGACGCTTTCACCTTGGAAGTGGCGCAAGCCGACACTCCGCATCCCAACCTTTAACGAATTGTGCCGCCGCTCGCACAAGGGCTTCCACACAGCCTACTTCGCAGCGGCAGCAGTCGAGGGGCATGGGCTTTACGCCCTGACAGCCGGCTCGCTCCTCGCCCTCGCCATTCTTGATTTCTTCCTGCACTTCGAATGATGGAGGGACCGGCGATGCATCATTTATTTTTGAGCCTCCACCGGCACCGCAAGTTCCAACTCATCATCACAAGTGGAACGGTCGTCGCAGCCATAGTGAGCTTTCTTGCACCTGACCGTGCTGAGCTCGTCATAGCCGCTTCGACCCTGACAAACCTGATCTGGATTTGGGAATAACCCGAGCCAAATTAGTAATAATTTATAGTGGGGTGTGTGCTTAATATATCACACACCCCGAAGTGATCACGTCCTGATCACGAAATCGCGATCGGTTAAATGTGGCAATTTTGTGCCGCCGGCAATATGTAAAGGAAAGTGAATAATTGTTCTTGACACAAGCTCTTGATACTGACACAAGCTATTGCCTAATAACCCAGAACAAAGGCACCCCAAGTGAACAAGACTCCCGCATCATTCGATGACCTGCAAGAGCAAGCCCGAGAACTTGGGTTTGACGAAGTGACGTTGATCCTGTCACAATCGAAAGCCTCCAACAAATTTGTCGTGCGATCCAATATCAACCGCCACGCGCGCATGGCACGGGTCATTGAAGCCGTTGAGCATAGCATCATCGAGAAGATGATTAGGAATTTGGGTGCCGATGCGCCGTTTGCGCGTTACCTGCACCGCCGCCACGCGAAGGGCAAATGTCCCCCCTCAGGAGGGGAGAACATCGGTTGACATGATGCCAATGATTTCTTGCGCGGCTTTTACTGAGAAGTCTTTTCTCATCTCTAGCCGCGTAACACCCGGACGCGGGGACGACATGTTCATAGTTCCCAAGGGGATAGCAGGTGTTTCACCGCCGGGTACAGTAGGTTCTACCTCCACCCCGTGCAGTCCCAAGCCCTTAGCGAGTTCTTCCACGGTGATCCCAAGCATCCGCGCAAGAGAGAGGGCTTTGGAAAGCTGCAAGTCCTGCAATTCCTCGCCAGCGATAAATCGGGAGACTGTCGCTTGCTGTGACGCCCAGGCCACCGCAACGTCTTTCTGGCGATAGCCTCGACGCTGCAAACCTTCTCTAACCCATTCGTTCTTGGCTCGGGACATTGCTGATTAACTCCTCATTCATCATGTTTGGGGTTGTGTCCTATAAACAAGACGTTACACATCAATTGAGGCTGACGCAAGATGCAACCCAACGAAATCATTCGCGTTATACAGGAAAAAGCAAGCCTTTATGGCGACCATGAACTTGCGTTTATAGCGCAAGAGCTTGACATGCACACAATATTGCAGACCGTTAACAATCCAGCGCCGGGGCGTATCCCCGGTTTAGTGTCCGTGTACGACGCCGCCAAGCATCTTTCACTGTCAACTGACTATATCTGGAAGCTCATATATTCGGGCGATCTTAAGTCCCTGAAGATCGGCAAGCGCCGCCTCATAAAGACTACTGAGCTTCACGCCTTCGTTAAACGGCGCAGCGAGGAGGGGACCAGTGGTCACTAGGTCAACCCTCCGCACCATCCGGCAGATTGCCGATGCAGCCGGCGCACAAGACTTCGAGATCGTGCGGGAAAATAAGCACGTCATAGTTGACTATTTATTCCCTACACGGACGCCCCCACGAGTGCGGATCACAATGGCCGCAACCCTTTCCGACAACCAACGGGGTTTACGCAACCAGATTGCGGACCTGAAACGTGCAACGAGGAGTAATTAAATGACACAGCAGCATGTAGGCCACCGCGCGAATGATGAAATCGCGCAGCTAAAGGATGACATCACTTTCCTGACAGCCCGCGCCGAAGTTGCCGAGGAAGATGCGCTCGACGCGTGGCACACGCTTGTCAAGGTCCACGCCGAGTTTGCCAAGCGCGGCGGTGACACGCTCTTCAAGGAAAACCGCACTGAGTATCTGGCGAAGCTGGCAGCAGCCGGCCAGCGCATCGCGGCATTGAGCGGCAAATGAGCCCGAACCTTCCTGAGATTTTCAAAGCCATCATCGCCCACGACAACATGAACCCCGCCAATGAAAACGTGGTCCGCATGTCGAACTTCACGGCGTGGCGGAAGCGCAAGCGGGAATTGGTGGACGCAGCCGCCGGCTACGCGAAGCGCCAGAGGAGCGGGAAATGAAAGACAGTTTTTGGGTTTATGGCGGTGTCCCTCCGTTCTCTCGGTTTTCCCTTGGCTGGCATCAGGCCGAAGTCGAAGCCGGCCGGAAGCATGCGACCGTGCGACTGAAGACGAAACGCAAGGTTGTCAAGCTAAAGCTCCCGCAATGGGACGAGCTTGTAACAAAGGGCGGTGTTAAGCATGTCTAGTGTCTTGCGTTTACCACAACTTCCGTTGTGGAAACATCAAGCGGATGAGGTGCCGCTCATGCTGACAGCCCCTTCGCGGTTGCTGGCATGGGAGCCAGGCACGGGCAAAACCCGCGCTGTGCTTGAGGCGTTCTCCCGCTTGTCACCTCGTCAACGCCGTATGCCTGTCATCGTGCCAGCCAACGTCCGCACGCAGTGGGCGTCGGTCGCGACTGAATACGGCTTCGACGTACAGGAGATCACCAAGACCAATCAGGAAGCCAGCCGTGACAGCGAGATCGTGGTTGTCAGCTACGAGGGCGGTATCATCGCGCCGATCGTCTGGAAGAGCATCATGCGCTACGAGTGGGACGCGCTTACGCTGGACGAACTGCACGTTGCGAAGAACCCAAGCGCCAAGCGCACGAAGGCAATCTTCGGCGCCCGTAAGAACACACCGGCCGCTCTCATCAAACGGGCTGAGCATATTTGGGGTCTGTCAGGCACGCCCATGACGAAAGACCCGAGCGACCTTTGGGTGGCTGTCAGCCGGCTCTTCCCCTCAATCCTCGAAGAGGAGGGCATCAAAAACCGGCAAGAATGGATCGCCCGCTGGTGCGAAGGCTATGACACGCCCTACGGCTTCAAGATAACGGGAGCGCGCGACCCTGAACGCCTCCATGAACTCCTGACACCTTTCATGAGTCGTGTCAGGAAACGGGATGTTCTGCCAGACTACCAAGAACCGATCTATGACAGGTTCCGCCTGCCACCACGTAAGATCGAGATCACCGACGCGGTTGACTCGGAGCTTCGCGAGTTCTTGCAGGCTCTCGAAAACCTGTCAAACCCCGACGACAATGACGCGGTTGTCGAGATCGCCGAGGGAATGGACCCTCAAGTCTCGACGCTCCGCCGGGCCATTGGCATGTCAAAGGCCGATGAGATCGCTGACAACATCGCCGACGAACTCAGCCAGACAGGCGAAAAGGCGCTCGTGTTCTTCCTACACACCGACGTAGGGCACGCAATCGCCAAGCGCCTGTCAGAAGCCGGGCTCGAACCCGTGATCTACGATGGCAAGATGACACGCGCGCAGCGTGACAGGAACAAGGATCGCTTCATCCGCGACCCCGAGTGCAAGGTATTCGTCGGGCAAATCCAGTCCGCAGGCACCGGCACCGATGGCCTTCAGATCGCGAGCCGCGTCTTCATCGCCGAGGAGCCGTGGACCCCCGGCTTGCTCGACCAAGTGATTTCCCGCGCTGACAGGGGAGGGCAGGAAGCCCAAGTCTACGCCACGTCTTTTGTCGTGGCAGGCAGTTATGACGAAGCTGTCAGCAAAGCCCTCGAAACTCGCGGAAGGATCGTAAAAGCGATCACCGACGGCGAAGCTTTTATTTGACCTGAAGCTTGTGTTTTACACAACTTCCAACTTGACAGAAAGACAAGTCACCATGTTTGACCTCCGTGCACACCTCGCCCGCCAGCGGAAATTTTCACGCAAGACATTCGGCCCCGGCCCACGCACGGCCGGCGTCCTCGACCACATGCGTAAGGAACTGCTGGAAATCGAGGCGAACCCCGACGATCTTGAAGAGTGGGTGGACGAAATGCTCCTCACCTTCGACGGCGCCCTTCGCCGTGGCTTCTCTCCTGACCAGATCGTGGCCGCGATCGAGGCCAAGCAGACGAAGAACGAAGGCCGCGTATGGCCTAACTGGCGCGCCGCCGACCCTGACAAGGCGATTGAGCACGTGCGGGGGGTCAACGATTAATGGCCCATCGTCACACAAAGCTCTTCGGCTCTACGAGCTATAGGACGCTTGGTTGCCCCGCGCATTTGCAGCGCGGCGCGACCGTCCCCGAGCCGCCGTCATCGCCGGCCGCGATCGAAGGAACGATGCTGCACGAGTTCTCCGAACAAGTGCTCAACGCGCCTGACAAGCAGCCGGCAGATTTCCCGCAGTGGCAGGAGTTTGACGACGACCAGCGCAACATCGTGGAAACCTATGTCGGGCTCATCCGCGAGATCGCGGAGGAGGGCGGCAATCTCTATATCGAGCAGCGCACCGAAAGCCCGCACCTGCATTCCGAGTGGTTTGGCACGGCCGACGCCGTGATTGTCAAGCCGCCGCGCCTGACGATCGGCGACCTGAAATGCGGCCGTGTCCCTGTCAACGTGTTCGAATACGGCAGCGACACCGAGCCAAATCCGCAGGTCGGAAGCTACGCGATTTCGGTTCTCGAAAACCTCAAGCCCGAGGTTGCCGCGACCATTCAGGAAGTCGAGCTCATCATCGTCCAGCCACGTGAAGGCGGCGTCAAGCGTGCTGTCTTCACCCGCCGGCAGCTTGACAACCTGAAGGCTCGTTTGCTGGCAGCGGCCGAGGAAGCCGAGAGCGAAAACCCATCAGCCGAGATCGGCCCGTGGTGTCATTTCTGCAAGGTCAAGCCGGTCTGCCCAACGCAGGAGGCTTTCATCTACGAGGAAGCCAAGCTCGACTTCGCTTTGCAGGGCGGGGAGGCGACCGACCTGGAGCCTGTCGAGCTTCTGTCAGTGCTCAATGTCGCCGACGCGGCGATCGAGTGGGGCAAGGCTGTCAAGACTCACGCCGAACAGCGCCTCAATGACAACGAGGAAATCGAAGGTTGGCAGTTGGTCCCGAAGCGCGCCAAGCGCGACTGGTCTGACAAGCGGGCTGTCGAAGCCCTCCTGCTCAATGCAGGGCTGGAGCTCGAAGACATCGTTGAGGAAGCCCTGAAATCCCCCGCACAGATCGACGCCCTTTTGAAGAAAAAGGGGCTTCGGATCGAGGAGCTTGCCGACCTGACAGAGAGTGTCAGCACCGGCCTGAAAATCGCAAAAATTCGCAAAGGATACGACAATGCAGATGACGAAGATCACGGGTGGGATTGAGCAGCAAAGCGCCCATTACGCCGCAGTGCGCAATAGGCTTAGGCATACCCCGCCTGTCAAAAACCGCTTGAAGGAAGTCCTCGCCGCAGCCGAGCAGCGTGCCGCCAATCTGGCGGCGCAAGCTGACAAGCTGCGTGAGGAACGCGATCGGCTGCGCGCCGAGGCTAAGAGGATCGACCGCAAGGCGCATAGCCCCTACGTCATCGAAGCACATCGGCGCCAGCGCGTGCAGGTCGAAAAGGGCCGCATGAAGTTCCTTGCCAAGCACAAGGAGGAGGCCAAGGATTTCACGAACAAGCTGAAATATTGCCCCTTCACCCTGGAGAAGAGTCCGAGCCTCCTGTCAGCGGTGACAGTCATTCTCGACACCTTCCGCGTGACCTGGCTCGAACTCGTTGGCTCTGGCCGTGCGCCTCACGTCGTGACAGCCCGTGCCACGCTCTACAACCTCTTATCCGAGGTTGGCTTCACTTGGTACGGTATCGCCAAAATCACCGGACATAGCACCGTCAGCTATCCCCTCGCAGCACGCAATCTCGCGGAGAAATTTAAAGAATTATGCCACAACAGCTATTGTTTCTCAAACGCATTAACTTGTGTAAAAGACAACGTTGAAGCAGAATTAGCAGCGTTGGGAGTGAGGAAACACCTCACTTCGTCAGAAACCGAAAAGACCGAAAGCAAGTAAAAATGGCACAAAAATCCACCCCCACGAAGTTCATCATCGGCCCCGGCAAGCTGTCCTTCCCGAAAATCTTTGTCCCGAATGACAAGGAATTTGGCGGCAAGTACGCGAACACCCTTCTCCTGCCGCCCGACTATGACTTCGGCCCGTTGAAGAAGGCTATGCTCGACGTGGCAATTGCCAAGTTCGGCGCTGACAAGTCCAAGTGGCCGCGCAACATGCGTGGGCCGAAGGAAGTCATCCGCCCGTGCGAGGAAAAGGGCCACCTGACCGGCTATCTGCCGGGCTGGCACTTCATCACCGCATCGAGCGCTGATCAGCCGGGCATTGTTGACAGCCTGCTCCAGAAGATCACGGACCCGCGCGAAGCCTACCCCGGCCGTTGGTCGATGATGTCTGTCAACGTCTACGCCTATTCGAACGTGACGCACGGCGTTTCGCTCGGACTCCAGAACATCCAGCTTCGCAAGCATGATGATCCGTTCTCTTCGCGCCAGCGTGCAGAAGACGAGTTCGAAGAAATGATGGATGACGTTGGCGAGTTCGACAAGTCCAGCGTCGAAGGCGACTTCAAGCAGGGCTCTTCGACAAGCGACGAAGATGCGGGAGGTTGGGATGACTAACACCGCAACCGATAAGCCTGCCGAGGCTGACAAGCCGACCACCCTCTACAACGTCACGATCGAGGACAACCTGACGGTCCCCGTAGGGGCTCACAGCCTGACAACCACGGCTGAAGGTTTCCTCTTCTTCTACGTTGCCGGCGAGCTCAGCGATATCTTCGCTCCCGGCCACTGGTCGCGGGTAAAGCGCGCGGTGACGGCATGACAAGCGTCGGCTGGATCATCTGGAACCCCCTGACACGGGAGAAAGTCAAGACCGGCGGCTACGGCAAGCACAACGCCAAGGTCTACGGCTCTGAAGCCAAAGCCAAGGCTTATTGCATTGGCGACGAAGTGCCCAGGGAAGTCTTCATCAGCAACGAAGACCAGCTTCCTCTCCCCCTCTAGGCGCTGCTCTTCTTTAGCGCCTGACAGCGCCGCCCGCGTGTTTTCCTCCTTTCCGCGCGGGCGGCGTCTTGTTTTAAACACAAAATATTAGATGAGAAAAACACAAATGGACGTAACGAACGATCCGGCATGGCGTGTCAACATCGACGTGGAAACCAAGTCTGAAGTTGACCTCCGCAAGACCTCCGCGAAGGTCTACGCCCGCCACCCTTCCACCGATATCATCCTCGTGCGGTACTGCCTTGAGAGCCAGCCTGACAAGGTTGGCGAATGGCTTTGCTACCGTGACCCGATCCCTGCCGATCTGGTCGCCTACATGGAAGATGAGAGCTTCACCCTCGTTGCCCATAACGCCGGCTTCGAAATCGCGATCCTCAATTCCCCGCATCTGCGTGCTCGGTATCGCATCCCTGCCACGGCTATCCAGCGGTGGGATGACACGGCCGCTCGCGCGGCCCGTATGGCAATCCCGCGTTCGCTCGACGGTTCTGCCAAGGCCCTCGAACTTCCTGTCAAGAAGGACTTGGAAGGCTCTCGGATCATGATGCAGCTCTGCAAGCCGCGTGCTTGGACCGAAGACGACGTTGCAGTTTGGTGGACGCCCGAAGACAGCCCTGACAAGTATGAAAAGCTCTCTGACTACTGCGCGACCGACGTGAAGGTTGGCGCACTGCTGTCAGCCACGACCCGGCCGTTGCCATCTTCCGAGCTCGCCATCTGGCGCATGACAGAAGAGATCAACGAGACCGGGCTTTTCGTTGACTGGCGCTTCGCCGAAGCCGCTGCCCGCGTCGCCAAGATTTATCGCAACCTACTCGACAGCCAAATGGCGATCGTGACAGGGGGCCAGGTGCAGGGCGCCGGCAAAGTCACCCAATTGAAACAGTGGTGCGCCGCTCGCGGCTACGTTGTGCAGGACGCCGTTGATGACGAGAAGATCGTGCTCGACAAGGGCGCAATCGCTGCGCTCCTCACCCGCGACGATCTGCCTGAAGACGTTCGCACCGCCCTGACAATTCGCCGCGATGCGGCGAAGTCGTCTGTCGCCAAATACGAAGCCATACTCAACCGCGTCGATCGCGAGACCAGCCGCGTCCGTGACACGATCGTTTATCATGGCGCCAGCACTGGCCGTTGGGCTGGTGCGGGCATCCAGCCGCAGAACTTCCCGCGCAACACTGTCAAGGATTGGGAAGCGACCGCCGAGGACGTTTACAAGCTCGACGCCGGCACGATGGACTTCGAAGAGTTCGAAGCCAAGCACGGTCCCGTCATGGACGTGCTGTCAAAGATGCTCCGTGGCACGATCACCGCACCCGAGGGCTCGGAACTCCTCTTCCCCGACTACGCGGCTATCGAAGCTCGCGGCGTTGCGTGGCTGGCGGGCGCTGACAAGCTGACAGCGCTATTTGCGTCTGGCGGCAAGGTCTACGAAGAGTTCGCGGCCGAGAACCTGTCACCGCCCGGCACCAAGCCGTCGCAAATCCTGAAGGACAGCAAAGAGCGCTTCCTCGGCAAGACCGTTATTCTTGGCGCCGGATATGGCATGGGCTCGAAAAAGTTCGTGTCAACCTGCTCGGCGCAGGGTGCGGATGTCACCGAGGAAGACGGCGTGAAGGCGATCGGCGCCTACCGCTCCGCGTACCCCGAAATTCCTGCCTTGTGGAAGGGGCTGGAGAACGCAGCGATCAACGCTGTCATGAACCCTGGCACCGAGTTCACCTATCAGGGCAACCCGGACGCGCCGAAGGTCACGTATCTCGCCAAGAAGGGTTGGCTCCTCTGCAAGCTGCCTAGCGGCCGGCTGCTCTTTTATAAGAAGCCGCGCGTTGTGCAGATCGCAAGTCCTTTCGGCCCACGCATGGCGCTGGAGTATTCGGCAGTCAACTCGCTCACTAAGAAGTGGGAGCGCGAAACGACATGGGGCGGCAAGCTGACAGAGAACGTCGTGCAGGCCGTTTGCCGCGACCTGATCGCCCTTGCCATGCTCCGCCTTCGCGACGCTGGCTATAAGCTCGTGGGCACCGTCCACGACGAAGTTGTCATCGAAGTCATCGGCACTGGCGAGCAGCACAAAGTCAAAGTCCTCAAAATCATCTGCATGGTGCCGGAATGGGCGAGGGGTTTCCCGATCTCCGCCGAAGCTGGCAGCGGCAAGCGTTACGGGAAGTAGTCACATGGCAGGTAGTAGGCAGCTCAGCTACGAATTTAAGAACAACCATGACAACTCAGGAGCCGTCGAAATGATCGAGCGCGCAGAACAGCAGACACCCCGCAAGAACGCCAAGACCGTAGTGTCTGGCCCTGTAAACCCGGACATTGCGATCATCAATCTCCCCACGACCAAGGAGACGAACCCGAAGGACGCGGTAGGCGTTCGCAAAGTCCCGTTCCATGTCGTGCCGCACCGTGTCATTGCCAATGTCGGCCTCGCGCTTCTGGAGGGCGCTCGCAAATACGGTTCCTATAACTGGCGTGCGGCGGGCGTCCGCGCCTCTGTCTATTTCGACGCTGCCAACCGCCACCTGGCTGATTGGTGGGAAGGCGTAGACATTGATCCTGACAGCGGCCTCTCGCACGTTGACAAGGCAATTGCCTCGCTGACCGTGCTCCGCGACTCCATGATGCAAGGCAATTGGGTAGATGACCGCCCGATCCGCGCTGAACAGGGATGGGTGGAAGCGGCCAACGCGAAGGCGTCGGAAATCATCGAACGCTATCCCGACCCGAAGGCTCCGTTTACGCAAAAGAACGCTTGACGCACGAGCAACGACTTGTGTAAAACACAATCACCGTCTTAGGAGAATGACAAAATGAACGAGAAAACAGAACCGAAAATCTTCCTTGATATGGATGGCGTATTGGCCGACTTTGACAAGGGCGCCGGCCACCTGCTCGGGACCGACGATATCCACAAGTGGGAGTTCGTACACGGCCCCAAGGCATTTTGGGAAAAGCTCGACAGCTACCCGAATTTCTTTGGCTCCCTGCCGCCGATGCCCGACGCCTATCATCTTTGGGGCGAAGTCTATCAGCGGGAGCCTATCATCCTGACCGCGCTGCCGAGGGTAGGGGCCACCGACGTTGACGCGCAGAAGCGCGCTTGGGTGAAGCACCACCTGCCATCCAGTTTCGAAGTCGATGTCATCACGTGCCAGACGCCCGAAAAGCCGGGATACGCCAACGTCGGCGACGTGCTGGTAGACGACCGTGCTGTCAACCGCGCAGCTTGGGAAGCACGGGGCGGGAAGTTCATTCTGCACACGTCGGCCGAAACCACCCTGACCCAACTCAAAGCAATGGGGTATCTCTAATGCCTGACAAGCTGACAGAAATTGAGGACGCGGGCCAGTTCCGCGATCTCGTAGAAGCCCGCCGGCAGGAGGCCAAAATGGGCTTCCGCCCGATCGCCCGCAAGGCTGGTGTAGCGCACGGCACCTATTGGGTGTGGCTGCGGATCGATCCCGGCAAGGTGACGCTGGAAAACGCTCTCGCCTATGCCAAGGCACTCGGGCTCAAGCTCTTCATCGGAAAAGATGACACGGAATAAAAAAAGGCCGGGGTGAAAACCCCGGCTTAATTTCCGTTTTAGAAGAAACCCACACGTGGGTTCTGCCCTTTATTTAGGAAAAGTTACCTATGAAGTCAACACCAAATTTCGGCGCGGTGGTCGCTGATCTGACACGCAGCGGCTTCGCTGCGACCGATCTGTTGCCTCTTATCCCACCCGGCGCCACGCTTTCCGAAAACTCGCACGTTCAACCTTTCCAGATCGGCAAAATCCCCGGCCGCTACTTCGGCGGCAAGTGGTCGGGCCTGACAGGCGCATGGGCTTCGGTCGGTATGAGCGAGCGCGACGTAGACCGTGCGAAGACGTGGCCGACACAAAACGTTGGCCTCCGGGGCGGCTCATATCCTGGCATTGACATTGACACTGACAGCAAAGCCGCCTTCGCTTTGGTGGAAAGGTTGATCGTCGCACGGTTCGGCGACACTGCCCCTGTACGTTACCGTGGCGACGCCCCACGCGCGCTCTATTCCTTCCGTCTCGATCCGTCGAGTGATCCTGTCAGGAAGCATAGGATTGAATGGAAGGACGCCGACGGCCGCGCTCACGCTGTCGAGGTTCTTGGGCTTGGTCAGCAGTACGCCATCGCGGGCATTCACCCCACGGGTGTTGCGTATGAATGGCGCGAGCGGCCGGACGGAAGCGTCGGCGACCTCGCTGCTGTCACGGCTAACGGGCTCCCCAAGCTGTCAGTCGATGACGTGATGGACTTCATGAACGAAGTGAAGGCCGCGATCGAAGCCAGCGGCGGCGAAGTCGGCAAGATCATGGTTCCCCGGTATGGATGGGACGGTGACAGCCGTGCGGTTGATCTCAACAACGCCGAGCCGATCCTTGAGAACGATATCGCGATGGAGGCTTTGAACTCGATCCCGAATACGGTCGAGTCCATGCCTTCGCGTGAGCAGTTCGTCGCCGTGCTGGCAAGTTTCAAGCAGGCTGTCGGCCGCAATGCCGAAGGGCTCCGTGGTGACGCGCTCGTTTGGGCAACCCGCGACGGTTGGGCTGACGAGGAGTATTTTGACAAGGTATGGGAGAGCTTGACAAGTTCCCGCGTGCCCTTCGACCACCTGATTTCGATGGCTCGCAAGTACGGCTGGCGCGGTGACGCGGCACTCGACTTCAAAGACTTGGGGCAGGACAACGGCGAGGTTGAAAAGAAAATCCAGCGGGCCGAGCAGGAAGACCCGCTTTTGAAGCTCGCCACGAAACTCGCCTATGTGGACACCGAGCAGGTTTTCATCGTGAAGGGGAACGGCAATATGTATTCCCCCGAAGCCCTCAACCGTGCGCCGCACCTCGGGGCTCTGATCGAAGCTCCCGGCACCACGGGCAAGCAGTCGCCGGCCAATAGGCTCTGTGCGCCGAACACGACCATGCAGATTGTCAAGGGCGTCGTCTATCTGCCGGGTGAGCAGCAAATCACGCAGTGGGAGCAGAGCGGCCGTTCTGACACCTATTATAATCGCTGGCACGCTCGCGCGTTCCCGCGCTTTGACAACGTGACAGACGCGGATGTCAAGCCGTGGCTCGACCATGTGGCCTACCTCGTGCCTGACAAGAAGGAACGGGAAGAGCTGCTTGATTTCTTTGCCCATCTGCTCCAGAAGCGCGGCACCAAAATTCGTTGGGCTCCGCTGCTGATTGGCAAGCAGGGCACGGGTAAAGACCTGATGATTAAGCCGATCGTCAGCTACCTCGCGCACAACGCCCGTGACATCAAGCCCGAGCAACTGACATCGCGGTTTAACGACTTCCTCGAAAGCGAATTGCTCGTGGTGCAGGAGTTGAAGCGCTCGACCACGCAGGCGAACGGCACCTATAACCGTATCAAGACCCTGATCGCCGGCACGGCCGAAGACGTGAACTACATCGAAAAGAAGTATCAGACGCCCTACGCGGTCCCGAACGTCGTCAACTCGATCTTCTTTTCTAACCACGTCGATGCGATGGAAATCGACGCCGACGACCGGCGTTTCTTCATCATCCTGTCAGAAGCAGAAAAGCGCGACCCGAGCTATTACCAGCGGCTCGCCGTCGATTTCTACCAGAACAATTCTGGTTGGCTGAAGGTCGCAAGCTGGCTCCTCAAGCGTGACATTGAGGATTTCAATGCTTCGCAGCCGCCTATGCAGACAGAAGGCAAGGCGCTCCTGATCGACTCACAGCGCACGCCTGTCGCCCGTGCGATCGAGGAGGCTGTCACGACCGGCGCGTATAAAGACCGCAAGGCCATCCGCGCTGAAGAGATCGTCAACCGCGCAAGCTCCGAATTTAGCTTCATGCCCGGCGTCCAACGGCACGAAGTCCACGGCGCGCAGGTTGTCAACGAGCTACGCAATCTCGGCTGGCGCAACCACGGCAATGTCAAGATCGACGGCAAAGTGCTCCGCTTCTGGACCCGGCCCGGCGCAAACCCTTCAAATGCTGACATCCGCGCTGAGCTTGACACGGCGCAGAGCGAGATTGATTTTTAAACACAAGTGTCTTGCGAACAAGACAAGCCTCTGCTACTTTAATGGAGCAGGGGCTTTTTTAATGCGCCCCGATAGGAGTGACAATCAATGGCTGTATCAGTTTCAGTCTTACAACGCGGCAAAAACTCATACCGTTTGCGTGCGCGTTGGCGCGATCCCGACACTGGAGAAACCCGCGAACACACGCACACCGTTCGGGGAACTAAAGAGTTCGCGGAGGGCCAAAAGCGCGTGCTGCAAGACGCCTTCTCCAATGGCCGTATCGAGAAAGTCTCGAAGGACACAGTGAAGGGCTACCTGCAAAATTGGATCGAAGGCCGGCTTGCTCTCGGCAAAATCCGCATCACGACGGCGGAGACTTATACGAGCACGCTGAAGCAGTTTATCGGCCGCTTTGGGGACGACAACCTCGTAGCCATCAGACATTCCGACCTGTCGGATTGGGTGAAGGATACGATCGGTGTCAAGGGCATCGCCTACACGGCCTATGTCTGCACGGTTCTGAAAAAGGCGTGGCGCGACGCCATCAAGGAAGGGCTGACACCGTTCAACCCCTTCGATCGTGTCGATCTCCCAACCTATGAGTCCGAAGCGAAAGAGCGCACCATCGGCCCGAACGCCATGAAGACCCTTTGGGATGTCGCTGACAACCTCGACGGCGATGACGGCCTTTTGGCCCGTGTGGCCTTGGAAACCGGGATGCGGCGGGGGGAATTGGCCGGGCTACGTTGGTGCGACGTGTCAGCGGCCGGCGTCATCAACATCCGGCAAAACGCCGTCATCATGAAGACAGGCAAGGTGGTAATCCACAAGCCGAAGACGAAGCGCGGCGCGCGTTCGATCGCGATTGGCAAAGCACTGCTGGCGGAGCTAGAGGCGGCGAGGGGAGCGCCGGAACATTACGTCTTTGGTGAGGGTGAAACTCCTCGGCGCCCGCCGGCTATTGCCCGTGCGCTTGTCCGCGCGCTCAAGGCTGCGGGGCTGACAGGCTTCACGGCGCACGACTTCCGCCACGCTCATGCGACGCATTTGCTGCGCTCGGGAAAGATACCGATTACCGCAGTCAGCAAGCGCCTCGGGCACGCTAAGATTACTACCACAATGAGCATCTACGCTCATGCGCTGGAGGAAGACGAAGAGGCGATCGTTGGTGAAATCGACAACATTTTGAGGGGGGCGTGA